TTATTTTGTTTACGTAAGCGTTTTATACGTTCATGTATTCTTTCAGTCATAACATTGCCTCCTTTAAGACAAGTATAGTATAAGTGTATCATATTTGCAACAAATAAAAATAAAAAGTTTAAAATGTTTCAAAAATGAGAAAATATATATTGACGAATTGAAATAGAAAGACTATACTTTAATTAATCTCAAAAATGAGACAAAAAGTGTGGGAGGTGATATATATGAATGTACAAGCTTTAAAAAGAAAAATAGTAGATTGTGGATATAATATTGTAGAATTTTCAGATAAAGTAAATATGGATAGGAGTACATTTTACCGGCGACTTGAAAAGGCTGGGAATAATTTTACAATTGAAGAAGCATTGCGAATTAAAGATGTACTTTCATTAACTGATGCGGAAGCTTATTCTATTTTTTTGTCTAAATAGTCTCATAAATGAGATAAATCGAGTTATGAAGAAAGGGGTTAAAGAAGGGCAATCAGAATAGGAGGTGTGGAGATGACGAAACATGTAGGTAGAATTTATACAAAAGAATATAAAAAATAATTAGTTTCTAATGGTGAAGCGATAAAAATGAGAGAGGTGAAATCAAATTGAAAACTCCATTACGGAGACATATGGAAAACAAGTCAAAAGAAGGAGGGGAAACAAATATAAATAAAAAAGAGCCACATGATGCGGCTCAAAAAAAATGGATTATAGTTAAATATTTTAATGCCTTGAAATATAAAAAAGACCAATCACTAGAGGCGAGATTACAAGACATAAGATATTGCACAAGAGTGAATTTGGGAATGTTTGTTATTGCAGTAATCCTAACGATTCTAAATATTACGAGAATATAAAGGTTAATATTGCAATTATTATTGTTGTAAATATACCAATGCCAGCTAACCATGCAGCAAATTTACCATATTTAGCAGATTCCTTTGAAATACGAAGACTTTCTTCTGCAAGTTGTAATGTATGATTTTCTTTTTCTAATTGATGAAAGAAATTTAAACCGGATACGGTTAGTTGAAATTCATCAGAATCATCAAAATAATAAGGTGCAAAAAAATCTTTTGGTATAGTTACAAGTTTAAAGTAGGACTGTATTAGAGAGGTAGTATTAGAGATTGCAGATATACGATCAATAGAATAAAAGGGTGGTTCAACTTTCTTTTTGGGAGTGTTGGATAAATACAATTGGAGAGTTGCATCGTTCAATATGGATACTTCTGCTTTTAATTCAGCGTAAGTTTTTGACTTCCTATTAATGAATAATATTAATTTCTCTAAATTTTCATTGGTTAGATAATGAGCGTGTAAATCAAAGGAATCAAGTTCTTCTTTATAGTTTAAATATTCTTGTTCAATAGATTTTTGCGATAACTGAAAATTAGAAATAGGTAATGCGTTCATAATCCCTATATTTTTTTGGATGGCATTACTAATAGCTTCGGATTTTTTTAATAAGTCACTAGTGGGTTTCATAAAAGACCTCCTTTTAAATAATTATAGCAATAAGAAAGGATTAATAAAATGGAACGTGTTCAACCAAAGTATGTGCCTATTAGCACATTAGCTAAGATATGGAGGCGTAGCAGAATGTATATCTACAGAAGAGTAGATATGATCCGCAATGAAGGTAAATTTAATGATATATGCCTACAACTAGGGCCACAACAAACATTGGTTCATGTAGATAAATTTGAAACATGGATGAAAAGCCAGAATATGAAGTGGTTAAAGGGGGCATAACAATGAGAACTAAGTTAGACATTATTACCAATATACAGTTAGTGTTATGGGTAATGATTCTAGGACTATGTGGAGGCATAGAGTTTCTACATGGCTGGAATATATTATTAAACGTTTTAATGATGATACTAACAGGGGCAATCATATTCCTGTTAAGCACATTAAAGGGGGTGATTATACATGAAAACAAAAGGGCAAGGGCTATCACTGTTAGGAAGGTATCGTTCAACAACTTATTAAATAAGTAGAACTTAGCAAACAATCAAAATGATGAATGGTGCAGATTTATATAGTTATTTACAAGATAAACAATTAGAACTCAATAAAGCATTGCGTTTAGCCAAAGATAGAGGAATTGATTTGGCAAATGCTGAGTATGCTTATAAAAAGGCCAAGGCTAAATTTATAGCCTCGGCCAGATTGGAAAAAGTAGCAGTTACATTGATACGTGATCTAGCACAGGGAGATGAATATATTGCTGAGCTTAGGTTAAGAAGAGACACCGCTAAGGTGCTTTATTTAAATGCACAGGAAGCAATTAATGTATTCAAACTACAGTGCAGATTAGTGGAAGCACAACTAAAACGGGAGTGGCAAGATGGATGACTGGTACAACCAATTAACTAACATGGAATGCCCAATATGTGGAAAACCAATACATTGTGCAATTGTATGTCACAAAGAAAAGAAGCGTGTATGTGATACATGTTGTAGTGAATGCCAATACCTAATGAGATATCAAGGTGAATGGCATTGTGAATTTAATAAATAAAAAACCGCCGTGCTATAACACGGCGGTCATTAAGTAGTTATATGAGAATATAACCATAAATAATCCTATTTATAGTTTACCTCATATATAGAGAAAAGTCTAGTGAAAATGCGGTTTCAACTGCATTTGTGGGACTTGATAGATATATTAACAACTCGACATAAGGGGTAAATAAATGCGTAGGAGAACAATAATAGAATCAAAAAATATCAGAGAGGTTACAGATTCTATTACGGGTAATTCATATCTAGGTAAAATAGGAAAAAAATCTAGAAGTGAAAAACAATATGTAACACCTGAAATGATTCGTAAAAATAACATACGTATTGCTGAAAAGAAATTAAGATTATTAATCGATATGAATTTTGTAGAAGATGATTATTATTTAACACTGACATTTCGAGATGATCCTGATGAAACTGAAGCAAAAAATAGGATGACTAAATTTATTAGAAGATTGAGAGCAAGATTTAAGAAAGAAAATGAGCCTTGTAAATATATTTATATTATGGAACGGCAAGGCAAAATACACTTTCACATGCTACTTAATCAAGGTATTCGATTAAATACGAAAATTCTAAAACAGATATGGGAATATGGATACACAAAATTAGAACTGTACCGAGGAGAAGCTGAAGATGCAATTGGATTGGCTAAGTATTTTATAAAAGAACGAAAAATGGATATACAAGGTAGTCCAACACATGTATCTAAGAAATGGGTTTCGAGTACGAATTTAGATAAACCAAAGGTAGAAAGTAAAACTATTAAAGCTACGGAGTGGAGAAAAGAAATTAAAGTTCCACAAGGCTATTATTTGGATAAAGATAGCGTATATGAAGGTATCAATAATTATGGATATCCATTTAGAACATATAGATTAATACGTCTTACGAAATGGAGTGAAATATATGCGAAGAGAAAATCGACTGAGACCATGTCCATTCTGCGGGAATAAATCAATCAGAGTGGTAACAGGTGTTAAAGTTACTGAAAAGCATCATATGGTGGTATGTGATAAGTGTTCGGCTATTGTATGTTTCGAAGAAGCGACAAAGTATTTAGCTTGTGAAAAATATTGGAATAAACGGATAGATTAGGAGGAAATTATGAATAATGTGCAATTAATGGGAAATTTAGTGCGTGATCCAGAGTTAACTTTTACAAAAAACGGATCACTTGTAGCAAGATTTACTATTGCTGCTAGTAATGAATATGTAGATAAGAGTACAGGTGAAGTAAAAGAACAAACTGCATATGTTAATTGTGTAGCGTGGAAGAAGTTAGGCGAAAATGTAGGTAAGCTAATCAAAGGCAATAGATGTATTGTAAATGGAAGACTACAAACACGATCCTATGAGACTAAAGAGGGTGAAAAAAGATATGTTACTGAAGTAGTAGCAGATTTCATTGGTGATAGCTTATCGAATAAAGATGATGAGACAAGTAATTTCGAAACATTTGGTGATGATGAACAAATTCCCTTTTAAAGGCAGCGCAGAGACACTGCCAGATAAAGAAATAAAACACAAAACAAATGTACGATGTAATGCAAGGAGAAAAGCAGAAAGGTTGATGCGGTAGTGGCAAGACGAAATGAATACAAAAAAGCAAAAACATGTAAACATGCAATTCAATTAACTGAATTTGGAGGTTTATTTGTTAAAAATACATGCGTTAATGAACATAAGCTTATGCTACCATGTCCAAATCAAATGGGGATTGCAGTTAAAAGACCTTATGTTATGGCCAAGTATTGCAGTGGATGTAAACTCTATGAAGACAGAAGAAAGACAGAAAAAGACAGAAAAAGACAGAAGAAAGGTTAGGTGGAATATGACCAGGAATGATCCTACAGGTGTGAGATTAAATTGGTTGGCATTATGGGCTTGTGTATATGGCAATGTGACAATTACTAGAGCCTTAAAATGTATGGGCATACGTTCTTGTAAGACGATTTCACAAAAAGATATGCAAGACTTAAAACACAATAAATTAAGTCAAAGTGTAGGAAATAAGATATGTGAAGATTATAAAACAGGAAACTATACACTTAGGGAGATGGCTAAAAGATACAAGATTTCATATGGTTCAACTTATCGTATTGTAAAAGGAACATATAAGTACGAGAGCGCATGATATGGAATCAAGAACAGATAAGATGATGCGGTATGCAAATATGTTGGTAATATCAAAAGCGTATATAGCGGATATAGTAACAGAATTAGAAACGAAAGATATACCACATAAAAAAGAAATCATAACACTATTAGCCCAACTATGGGTGATAAGGGCAAGATAGGTGATAATAACATGGGAATTACACATGTAAAAGCAAAATCGGCTAATTATTGGGTATATGGTGTAGCAATTAGACACGATGGGAAATGTAAAATATATCAGGAAAATGAGAAACCAATCAGTATAAAGGAGTATACGATTTGTAGGGCTACAGATGGTGTAGATGATGCGGATGATTTGATTTATGAAAACGACATCATTGAATATAAAATGCCACACTGTAGCAGACGATTTATAGCCAAGGTATTTTACAACGAACAAGATATGAAATGGTGTGTCTCGGTCATTACGAGTGAACAGAAGTGTTATTGGGATTTAGGATTCATAGTGAATGAAGCAGAAGAACTAAAAATTAAAGGGAATGTATTTGATTAGGAGACACAACATGGATACGTATGAATGTATTAATCAATGTAATGCAGCATTTTTTAATGGAAATAAACCAAGAAGTTTGGATTGGAAAAAAGTAGCACGACACATTATTAAGATTGGCTGTAATTGTGTTGTATATGCGGGAATTGAAGAAGATTGGGATAACACGGTTGGCATTATATATGACCATGGTGAAGTTATTCATAAAGAGGCATATACAACTAGTATATGGGGAACACCAACTATAGAGGTGTATGTAGAAGGTCAAAATAAACGAGTTGATGCAGATACCATCTTCTACAAAGAAGCTAATGAACATATTTATGATTGGACTGCTGAAAGCATAGCTATATTGGAGGGAAAATAATGAAAATTAAGAGTTTTGCAACATATGGAGTAGGAATGGATATTATATATGAAGATATTTTGAGTACAGGTGCTATAGCAGATCTACGTATAAAGTCAGAGGATGAGAAAAGTCCTGAATTGTATGATGCGTGGAAAAGAATGGAAGTTAGAGTATTAGAGTATCTTGGAAAGCTCTGTCAATTAGATACACAATGCATGCTTAATGTTTCTAAAATACAACTAAGATATGCAAGAGAAACGGATGAATTAGAGTCGTTAGTATTTTGTGGTTCTTTAATGGCGCCAGAAGCAGGAATAGGTTTTAAAACAGGTGCGATAAGAGTTAATACTTTATTTGATGTGATGGATACGAAAGATATCGGTATCTTGAGAGAACTAGAGGCAAGGATACGTGGATATATTAGAGGAGAACGGGCACAAGCAAAATTTGATTTTAGCTTAAAGGACAATGTAGAAGATGACTACGAAGAATAAGAGGAGCTATTCATGATTTGGATATTCTTATTAGGGTGTTTCTTTGGAACCTGTATAGGTGTAACTGTGATGTGCATATTATCAATTAGTAGATGTGACAGATAAAGGAAGTAAATAAACGATGAACAACGTACCATATTTTTTACAACACTTACCTATATGGAAATGTAATTTGGAAGATAATAAGCAGAATAAAAACAAGAGAGTAAAAGAACATAAATATGATGCGGTAGATAAACATACAGGGCAGATGGTTGAAAAGGTATGTCAAATATGTGGAAAGAAATATAAAACAGAATATAGATTACGTAATACAACAAAAACCTGTAGTAAATCATGTGGTCAAAAATTAAGAATGGCCAATAAGGTACCTGAAAAATGGGTAGATAAGGCCGGTGAATTAAGACAACAAGGGTTGAAATTAAGTGCTATTGCAGTAGTAGTTAATAAATCTACTAGTACTGTATGGCAATATCTGAAGAAACGAGGTTATTAAAAATGCTCGAACAGGATAAAACAAAATATTGTTGGGTAGATGGTGAAATTGCAGGAGAACCACAAAGCAGTATTAAAGATGCCATAGCAGATTACTTGGAATATATCAGTGACTATTCTGATATAGATAGTAGTAATTATGTTGGAAATTACTCGACTTTTGAAAAAGTATATATTGGCCACCCTAGTTACTATGCAGCTGATATTAATGGTGAACAAGTAACATGGCAAGTAGCAGATGATGCAAATAGTGATTTAGAGGGACATTGCTATTCTTATTTAGATTTCGTTGAATATGAACATTTAGAAGAATTATCCAAAGAATTATCTGATGTGTTTAGAAAATGGGAAAAACGTTATGGCTATGAGTGTAATGCGTATATCGTTGAAGAACCCCAGCTGTATCGGATTAGTGATTATATCGACAAACAGAAATTATAAATAAAACGATTAGATCTGCGTTATGAAAGTAAGGACTTTAGATAGATCGTTAATGAGTTCATTAATAAAGTAGCAGAAAGGAAAGAGGATAAGTAATGAAAGAATTATTACTTATAATTGGAAAATTATTGGCATTAGTGGTAAAGGTTATAAGTGTAGCACTAGCAATCGCCATTATTATACTGTGGTTAATTGGCTTATTAAGCGTTACTTTTATTGATGTATTAATATTACTATACGCAATGATTGGGTTATATATAGCCTCGGTTATAGTGATTGAAATTGTAGAAGATCAAGATTGAGGTAAATATATGAATAACGAAAGTAATGATACATACACAGTAGTGTTGATTCCATGTAACAATAGTGAAAATGTTGGAACATATGGCCAATATTAGGCCAACGTAGAGGCAAAACAGTATGGTTAGTGTTTTTTAAGGAAAAGGCGAAATAAAATGAAAGTAAAAGAGCTGATTGAACGATTAGAACAAATCCCAAATAAGAAAATGGAAATATTTGTATTGAACCAATTTGATGGATTTAGCGACATATATGAAGTAGAACAATTTACTAATTGTGTAGCTATTTCAGGTGACATAAAAAGTGAGTACCCATAAGGAGAAGTAATGACAGAATCAGATATTCAAAATGTTCTTGGGAAATATTTATTTCGTAAAAAAATATGCATCCCAAACGTGAGCATGTATTGCCCCGGAAAAACTGAATATGAAGCAGATTTCATATATTTTGATTTAAACACACAATACCTAACAGAAGTAGAAATCAAAACAGATATTCATGATTTTAGGCGAGACTTTAAAAAGAAACGATACCATGATTGTAAGAATGTAAAGTACTTGTATTACGCAATGCCTAGTTGCGTTTATGATGAATATCGTGAAGAAATTAATAACATGTTGGGTGATGCAGGATTGATAATAATTGATGAAACTGATACAGATAGTTACAGCGGAAATTTATTGAGGTTTGGTGGATTTGTAAAACGTGCTAAAACTAGAGATGATTGGTACGAATTAAGTCCTACAGGGTTAATGCATTATTTACGAATTGGATGCATGAAATGGGTAAATCGGTAGTGGACTATCAGTAAAAGAAAGTCATATAAAAAAGGAGATTAAATAAATGAACGAAAATCAATTTGAACGAGTGACAGGATATGAAGATGCTGATTTGCCTGTTAGAAAAACAGAATATGCAGCTGGATATGACGTTAAACCTTATGAAACTGGTGTGGTGTTGCCACATCAAACAAAACTCATTCCTACTGGTATCAAATGCAGATTGAACTATGATGAACACATTCAACTGCATTTAAGATCAAGTGTGGGTGTTAATAATGATGTCATGCTAGCGAATGGAACAGGTATTATTGATGCAGATTACTATAACAATGATGATAACGAAGGTCATATTATGATACCTATTAGAAACCTAGGTGATACGCCGTTTGAATATAATAAGAACGAAAGATTGGCGCAATTAATTATTATGCCATATCGTATTACGGCTAAGGATAGAACTACAAAGAAACGTACAGGCGGTTTTGGAAGCACTGGTAATAAATAATGGCGATTAAACATAAGAGAATCATTGATAAAAAAATGATTAAAACAATTAGAACAAACCATTGTGAATATTGTGGCAGACTATGTAATATAGAACCACATCATGTATTTTCTCGTGGTAGTGGTGGTGGAGATATCAGAGAAAATCTAATTCAATTATGCAGTCAATGTCATGTCAATACACATGCAGGAAACATGCCTAACAAAGAAACTTGTTTAAAAATTATAGCTAAAAGAGAACATACTGATGCGGAAACAATATACGTAATAAATCGTAAAGCAATGGGATATGACATATAAAAGGGTAATAAATTTATAACGGGAGGTGATGCGGATACATGGATAAAGAACAAGAAAAGAAATATATAAGAAATGCTATTGAATATTTAAAGCCAATAAAATCATGCACCTTAGAAATACAATCAGCCAAAAGAGAATTACAACGATTAAGAAGTGATATTACGTCACTAAGTGCAATAGATTATAGTAAAGATCGTGTATCAGGTGGTGGTGTTAAAGAGGGGTTAGAGGGCAGTATAGCTAGGATGTTAGAAAGTGAATCTAAATGCCTTGAGAAAACAAATGCATTGATTCAGTTACGCGAAGATGCAAGAAAACATATTGAGTGCTTACGATGTGTTGAGGGGAAAATAGCATTGATGCAAGAATATGTTAATGGTATGTCATTTAAAGGTGTGGTATCATTTATAGGGTATAGTAAAACACAGGTGCAATCATATAAAAAGGAAGCATTAATTGAATTAGGTCAAAAATTGACCCAAATAGTACCAAACTGACCCAAATAGTACCAAACTGGTATTTAGATATGTGATATTATATATGTGTGAAAATTGCCACTGAGCAATCATTCACCAAATCACTCAAAACAAAATATTAGGCTCGTGTAACCATTCAGTTATACGGGCCTTTTGTTTTGTACATATGATATATCCCCACCCACTGGTGCCTATTGAATACACACAACTCACCAATCAATGATTCATGTTTGACCTCTTTGAATATATAACTACACAACCTTAAGATACACTTATACCTTGTGAGTTGTGTGTATTAAGTAGGCGATGAAAGGATGTGAACGGTATGCCTAATGTAAAATGCAATAAGACTGCATGCTTAGATAATCATCATGGAATGTGTGGTGCTAACAAAATAGTAATAAAAGCTAATGGTTATTGCCGTTCATGTTCGCATGCACACCATATGATGAGACATGTGGATAGGGATGAGGCACGGCACCGTCATGAAGATGAGCGCCGACTGTCTCATCGTAAAAATAAAAAATAAATTTTAAATATTGAATATATTATTTTAAATTTGGATATTTTTTTACGGGTCCTTCTGGCCAAGGCTGATGCCTTGCGGTGGCCGAGACCCCAAAAATTGCCTAGATTTTAATTTTTTTATGACCTTGCTAGTGATACAGTTAATGAAAGGAGGGTGATTGATAAGTGAAAATTACAGATGATTTGAAAACAGCAACGGCCTCGCAGTCGAACCTGGCAAAAGCACTTGGGCTCTCGCGTCAACGTGTTTCGCAACTGCTTCAAGAAGGGGTTTTAGCAACGGATGAAAAGAATCAGATTTTGGTTATCAAATCCGTTATCAATTATGTCAAATATAAGGGCCAATCTTCTACTGAAGAGGTGAGTAGTTCAGATGATGCGGTATTCGAGGTTGAAAAGGCCAAGAATGAACGTGCGAAACGCAAGATTGCTGAGTTGAAACTAGCCAAAATGAACGGCGAAGTGTACTCGGCAGACACTGTAGAACAGGTAATGACAGAAATGCTTGTCAATTTGCGTACACAATTGTTAGGGTTGCCAACAAAACTGGCGCCACAATTACAGAATGTGACAAAAGAGGAAGCATATAACTTGTTAACGCAAGAAATTGAGGATAAATTATCTGAATTAAGTGAATATACGCCGTCATTATTCATGGATGGTGACGATTTAGAGGAGGATAAAGCGCCAAATTAGGCGCTTTTTTAGTGCAAAAAAGGAGGTGATAGCATGAAAACGGCAAAAGAATTGTGGCAATATGTCTCTAAAATGGGGCTAAAACCATTACCAAAAACGAGTGTTAGCCAATGGGCTGACGATTATCGCATGCTATCACAAGGCCTTTCTGCTGAACCAGGGCGTTGGAAAACGAGTAGAGCACCATATCAAAAGGATATTATGGATGCTTTCACGCAACCTGGTATCAATCGGGTAGTGGTTAAGTCAGCGTCACAGATAGGGAAGGCTCTTGATGTAGAAACACCAATTATGACAACTACAGGATGGAAACGCATGGGCGACTTAACCATTAATGATCAAGTTTTTGATGAAAATGGTAATCCTGTTCGAATTTTAGCAGTTAGTGAAGTGTGGAATAACAGACCTTGTTATGAAATTCGCTTTTCAGACGGAGCAGTTATCATCGCTGATGAAAACCATGAGTGGTGCGTAGATACTGATAAAAAGCAAGGCATAATTATTGATACGCATACCATTAGTCAAACCTATAAAAGTGGTAATCGTAATACATATGCTATTCAGATTGCTAAGGCGTTAGATTTCCGTAGTAATGTTCGCTTACTTGTAGACCCATATACATTAGGGGTTTGGCTAGGCGATGGAAATAGTATGTCTGCTCAGATTACAACTCATATAAAGGATGTTGCGATTATCAAGAAGATTGAGGAAAACGGAGTTCGTGTAAATATCCGCCAAAAATCTACGAATGTTTTAAATACACAGCTTGAACCGCTAGAGATTGACGAAAATATTTGTCGTCGAGGCCATGACATGCGGGTCACCGGCAGAAATAGTGTTGGTAGATGCGCAGAATGTGCACGTCAAAGTGCTTTAAAATCCAAATGGAAGGGCGTTAAAGATATTAAAGTAGACCCGGTTATAAAACATTGGGATACGATGCGGAATAAGTTGGTATCTCTTGGTGTACTTGGTAATAAACATATACCAGTATCGTACTTGGAGGCATCAATAGATGACCGATGGGCTCTTTTACAAGGGCTTATGGACACGGACGGTTCGTGCTCAACTAAGGGAATTTGTGAAATAACACAAAAAAATAAACAGTTAGCAAATGATATATTTGACCTCGTAACTTCGTTAGGGTTGAAACCTACAATGCATAAGAAATGTGCAATTGCGACAAATGGGAATACTGGGAATACTAGCTTCGTGTATCGGATTACATTTACAGCATATGCAGATTCTCCTGTATTCGCTTTGAAACGGAAGCAAGACCGATTAATTAATAGAACTATTTCTACAAGAAAGAGTGAATCACAACGGCGTAGGATTGTTTCTGTTAAACGTGTAGAAAATCGTGCAACAGTGTGTATCGAAGTCGATAGTCCAACACATTTATTCCTAGCTGGCCGTAATCTTATTCCTACTCATAACTCGGACATAATGAATAATGTGCTAGGGCGATATGCTCACCTTGACCCATGTGCGGTCATGATGATTCAACCGACTATCGAATTGGCTCAAGATTATTCAAAGTCTCGTATCTCTCCGATGATCCGTGATACAAAAGTGCTTTCACAAGTATTCTATGAAACAAAATCAGAAGACGGGGCTAAGACACGAGATGGTAAGAACACAATCTTATCTAAACTCTTCCCTGGTGGACGTCTTATCATGTGTGGGGCGAATAGTCCGGCAGGATTAGCATCGCGTCCTGTACGGGTGTTACTTGCGGACGAAGTTGACCGATTTCCAGATAGCGCTGGCACAGAGGGGGACCCAGTAGACCTTGCTGCTAAACGTATGACAACGTTCTGGAATAGAGTTATGGGTTTATTTTCTACGCCAACAAATGAAGGTAGTTCACGAATCGATGTAGAGTATCAAACAGGAACGCAAGAAGAGTGGCAACATGAGTGCCCTAATTGTGGTGAGTACCATTTGATACGACATACTGAAATGGAATGTGAGACTGAGGAACATAAGGACGCTAAAGGTCGGAAAATTGTTGTAGTTAGTGATGTAAAATGGCGGTGCCCTGATTGCGGATCTACATTCTCTGAAGACGAAATGCGGAAAGTTCCTCAAAAGTACATATCGAAAAACCCGGCTGCGTTGCATAATGGCATACGCAGTTTTTTTGTAAATGGATTCACGTCTCCTTGGCTAACATGGAATGACATCATGCGGGAATGGCTAGAGGCTAAAGGCGACCCTACTCGTGAAAAGGTAGTTATGAATACACGATTTGGCGAATCATATGCACAACAAGGCGCCTTCGAAGATTATCAACAATTCATTAGGCGCCGTGAGAAATATGGCGCAGACCTTCCGGACGGTGTATTACTACTAACTGGTGCCGTAGATACACAAGATAATCGGTTAGAGTATGAAATCACCGGTTGGGGGTACGGCGAAGAATGTTGGGGGATATGTAAGGGCGTTATCCTTGGGGAACCTGATAATAAAGCAACATGGGATGCACTTGATGCGGTGCTTGATAAAGTATACCGATTTAAGAACGGCACAGGTCTTAAAGTGGCACGTGCTTTCATCGATTCTGGCGGTCACTACACATCAAAAGTGTATGAATATTGTGAGAAAAACTTTAGTAAGCAACGATTTGCCATCAAAGGTACGGCTGGAACACCTGGCATACCTTTAAATTATAAGATTGGTAAAGCCTCGGGGAGCAAGATTCCACTTGTAATGCTAGGTGTTGACGATGGAAAACAACAGGTAATGAACCGATTGGCCATCGATGAACCTGGCGCTAAGTACTTTCATTTCCCTTTGGATGAAGAATTCCTAGGAACTAGAGGGTATGACGAGTTGTATTTCAAAGGGATCATTTCGGAACACAAGAAGAAAGTAAAACGTAAGGGCGTTATCCATGAAATATGGGAACCTACAGCAGGGGTTCGTAATGAACCATTGGATTTACGTGTATATAACCTAGCATGTATGAACTCAATCCATCCTGATTGGGATAGATTGGCGGAAGTAGTTAAAGGTGGAGGCTATTCCGCTACAACAGTAACTGCTCCACGGAAGGAACCAATGCGGAATCGTGTTCGTAGAGCTAGTAAAGTAGCAGATATTTAGGAGGATGTATGGCAACTAGTTATTCAATTAAGCCAAGGCTAATTGACGTACGGTTAGAGTGGTACGTCAAAGCTGAGGAAGCAATATTGACCGGCCAAAGCTATACTATCGGAAATCGGACTCTTACAAGAGCAAATTTAGCAGAAGTAAGAAAAATGATTGATGATTTGGTAGCAAGAGGCGCCAAATTACCAGGTATGGACACCGATAATGGACGTGGAAACCGGTCAAAACGGGTAGTTTTTAGAGATTAAGGGGCTAAAATGGCGAGAAAAAACAAGAAATTTAGCGCTAAAATAAGCACTCCGAGGGCTAAAAATAGCGGATATAGTGAGGGTGGAGCCTCTCATAATAACAAATCATTGAAGGGATATAACCCTAGAAAACTGGGTTATAAGGCTGATATTGGTGCAAATTTATCAACTTTGCGTGATAGATCCGCAGATTTAGCCATCAATACACCAGTCGGAACGGCTGCAATCAATACGAGTACCACTCATACAGTAGGTGCAGGCCTCAATGTGTTCCCTAGACCTAAGTTTCAAATCTTGGGAATCAGTGCAGAAGAAGCTAGGGCATGGGCTCGTAAGGTTCGAGCTGAGTTTGACCTATGGGCCGAATCAAAAGACTGTGATATTTATCGCAAGAACAATTTATACGATATGCAAAGCATCGCATATCAAGGATATCTTACTGATGGTGATAGTTTCGCAGTGTTTAGACGTAAGCCAACAACACCAGATATGCCGTATACATTGCGACTTCAATTAATTGAAGGTAATCGTGTAAGTAATCCGCTTACTAGTTCAACATATGTTACAGGCGACCCGACTGGTGTTGAAGCGCTTAACCCAGATAATGGGAACCGCATATTGAATGGTGTAGAAATTGATACTGATGGCGCTATTGTAGCCTACTGGGTATCTAATCAAGTGCCAGGTGAACCAATTACAAGCATGTTAACAACATGGGCAAGAGTTGAAGCATACGGCAAGCGAACAAGTATTCCTAATGTACTGCAAATTAGTAATGATACTAGACCTGAGCAGTACAGAGGGGTGCCTTATTTAGCTCCAGTCATTGAAACACTTAAGCAAGTATATCGTTACACAAATGCAGAGCTTACATCTGCCATTATTAAATCGTATTTCGCATTATTCTTTACTGAAGCCGTTACTAACTCCGGTTCGTTAAATGATATGTTGGCCGACAATGGTGTTGATGATCCAACGGAACCAGTAGTTGATGTATCAGAATACAATTTAGGCCCTGGCACATTAAATGCCTTGCCGAAAGGTGTGGATGTTAAGAGCGTGGATGCATCCAATGCTCAATCTACTTTTGAAGTGTTTAGTACGCAACTCATCAAACAAGTAGGTGCTGCACTTAACCAACCTTACGAAGTATTGATGAAGAACTTCAACTCCTCGTATTCTGCAAGCCGTGCAGCAATGTTACAGGCTTGGGAAGAATATAAACTACGGCGAAAGTGGTTCGCTCGTGACTTCTGTCAACCAATCTATGAGGTATGGCTAATGGAAGCCGTAGCGAATGGCCGAATTGAAGCGCCTGGTTTCTTTGATGATCCATTAATTCGTAAAGCATGGTGCAATGCTGATTGGTTTGGACCGACTATGTCAATCCTTGACCCTGTTAAGGATATGAATGGTAGTACACTTCGCGTTCAGAATGGAGTTTCCACTCGTGAACGTGAAGCTGCCGAAATGACCGGAACAGACCTTGAAGAAAACATTGCACAACTTGCGTTTGAAAAACAACTCATGGAGAAATATGGCATGGGGCTAGCTGATGCGGTAAATCCTTCCGTTGGCTCTAAATCTAAAGCGAAAGGAGGTGAAGAGGATGAATAAATTCTGGTCTGTTAAGAATTTTGTAAAACAAGATGGTACCGGTCAATCTGAATTGATTTTGTATGGTGATATTTCTGATACTTCTTGGTGGGGTGATGAAATTACACCACGTGAATTTGCAAGTGACTTGGCTAGTTGTAATGGTAATGACCTAACAATGCGCATCAACTCTGGCGGTGGTGACGTATTCGCAGCGCAAGCCATACACAATATGATTAAGACTTATACCGGCAACGTAACGGCACATATTGATGGACTGTGCGCAAGTGCAGCTACGATTATTGCATGCGCTGCCGATAAGGTAATCATGCCAAGCAATGCCTTGTACATGATTCACAACCCATCCGTATATCTAGGCGATAGCTTTGATGCGGACGGATTAACTAAAATGGCTAACTATTTGGCGAGTGTTAAACAAACAATTGCAAACGTTTATTTGAGCCGTAGCGATGTTTTGACATCTGAACAGGTAAATACACTTATGGATGATGAAACGTGGCTCACAGCGGACGAGGCGAAGTCCTACGGCCTAATTGATGAAGTAGATACGGCGATTATTGATAATGCTGTTATGAATAACGGAATGGTTATTGTAAACAAAGTATCTTGCAAGTATTCGGCCAAAAATGAAGCCAAAATTAAACAATTTTTAAAACATAAGGAGAAACCTATGACTGAAAACCAATTCATGGCAAGCTTAAAAGGTTTGCTTGGTATTTCTACAAATGAACCTGCGGAAAATGCAGCAGTAACAGCAGAACGCGAACGTGTTGAAGCGTTAAATGCGTTAAAAGGTGACAATGAAGTCATCAATCGTTTAGTTGATGTAGCGGTTAAGGAAGGTAAAACTGTAGATGAAGTAACACCTTTCATCTCTGCCGTATCTGATATTCCTACAACTGATAACAAAGTAGTCGACCAAATTCGACAATTAGTTATTGACCAAATGGAATCCGGTGCGGATCAAGTAGCACCTCAAGGTGCATCTACACCAGAAACCAAAGATGCAGTAGCAAAAGCTAGTGCAGTTGATGAAGTCGTAGCATTTGCGAATGCTAAGAAAGGCGGTAAATAATGGCATATTTCGAACAAGTAAATGGTGTCGCAGCTGATTACCTATTAGGTGGTGGCGGTGTACCGGTATTAACTCAAAATGTAAAAGTAGCAGTCGGCGATTATAAACGTGGTCAAGTGCTTGAAAACAATGATGGTACATTCCAAAAAATTACAACAACTGGTAAACCTGCAGGTATCGTAGTATCTGATACTACTGCAACTACTGACCACAATGTGTTAACTGTATACATCTCCGGTCGCTTTAATCGTGAAGTATTGGTAGTTGACCAATCTTACAAAATTAATGATCATGAAGCGGACTTCAAGGCCGCTCACTTATTCTTAACTAGCATTAAATAGGGGGAACTATATAATGGCAATTGATTTTAAAGATACATTTTCCTTGATGCAAGCGGTGGAACGCATGAAAGCGCCGGCAAGTTTCTTGCTTGATACTTTCTTCCCACAAGTTCCAGCAGTTGCAACTTCTAAAAAAATCACAGTAGAAACTCGAAAACGTGGTCGTACATTAGCACCTTTTGTATCTCGTGGTGCATCTGGCGTGAATGTTAAACGTGCCGGCTCTAAAATTGCTTTATATGAAGCACCTATGATGGGCCCTAGTACAGTTATTGACCCAGACCAACTTGACCAACGTGCATTTGCTGAAAATGTTGTATCCACAATGACACCTTCACAACGTTCTTCTCAAATGCAAGCTGAAGATTTGTCTTATTTGCAAGGGACAATTATTAATCGTAAAAACAAAATGGCGGCAGAGCTACTTACTACAGGTAAGTGCAAAATTGAAGGTTATGCGGATGATGGTACAACTGTTTTAACTGATGAAATTGATTTCGAATTTGAACAAGATATTACACCAACTACTGCATGGGACCAAGCTGGTGCTGATATTTATAACGATTTGAAATTGGCATCTGAAAAAATTCAAGAAAACGCAGGTATCGTACCAACTGTGTTGGTCGTAGGTAGAAATGTTGAAAAATACATTCTTGATAATGCGTCTATCAATAAGTGGTTAGCTATTCCTAATCGCGAAAACATATCTATGTTCAGCTTTGCACCTGAATACTTGTCTCCACAAGTTCGATATGTTGGCCGTATTATGTCATTGAATATCGATGTGTACGCATATCTTGAAACATATCAAGACGCCGAAGGCAAAGTAAAAGCCTTTATTGGTAATGATGCAGCTGTATTAGGTGTTCCTGGTCGTGGCCGTCAACAACATGCAGCAGTAACATTGCTTAACGATGATAGCCAATTTACAACATATGCAGGTATTTATGTGCCTAATTACTATGCTAATAAGGGCACACAAGAATTAACGTTGACTGTGTATTCTCGTTGCGTATTGATTCCTGAAACTATCGACGATTGGGCTACTATTAAGACTAAATAGGGGGTAACATACTTATGAAAATCAGAGTATTAAAGGGGTATTTAGCACATGAAGGTGAGATGTATGGCAAAGGCGAAGTAGTCGATATCAAAAAGAAAGCGATTGCGTTATCCTTGCTTGAATCTGAAAAGTTTGAATCTGCTGAAGATGATCCTGTTGAAGTACCGGAACCATTGGAAGTCATTCCAGATGAACCGGAAGAAGAAATGGAATTACCTGAAGTTGATGCGGAAGTTACGGTGAAAAAATAATGCGATTTAGAGATTACCTAGAAAGCGATATTGACGATGTATTCCTCAATGAAGATGAATTCGCCGAAGGGCATAATCTAAATGGCACAGTAGCTAAAGCGGTTATTCAATCGCCAACGGCGAGGGAGTCATTCTTGTCGAATGGCTCTCACGTATCAAATGACGGATTGCATGGGGTGTCTGTATTTGTGCATTGCAAATTAAAGGACATCCCTGAAATTCCATCACAGGGGAACGTATTCCGATTAGATGGTGATGTGTACATCGTTCAAAGTGCAACGGAAGAAGATGGACTTGTGTATATCGAACTCAGAGCAGAAGCTAGAGGCGGTGTTGACGGATGGTTGAGCTAGAACTTGATAAAAGTGCAGTGAAAACAATTGAAAAAGCACTGGAAACATTAAAAGAAGATAGAGTTCGACGTGTCTGCCAAGCCGCTTCAAAGCGTGCTGCAACGACTGCAAGAAAAGCAGGTACGCAAGCACTACGTAATATCTACGCCATTAAAGGTGTATCGGTCGTAAAGTCCGGTGTATCTATCAATAAACTGAATGACGGCACAGAAATGCGTATCAAAGGTGGTTATACTAGCGCTCAAAAGTACTTCAAAATTAAATCACTTAAGCGAAAAGGTGTGTTTGTATCTATTAAAAAAGGTACAGAAACAAAGGTACCAAATGGCTTTGTTAGTGCATCAGGTATCTTTATGAAACGCCAAGGCAAGGAACGATACCCATTAAAAGGGATATATGGACCAGCCTTACCGCAAATGTTTGGTAATGAAACTGTTATGAATGCCATGCAAAAAGAAGGCATGGAAATGTATGAAAAGCGCCTATATCACGAATTAGAGCGCGCGTTAGGAGGTAACTAATGACACCATTAGACGTATCAGACGGCATTGCTGCCTATCTCATGGATGAGTTGCGCAAGCTAAATGAAACAAGTGATGTTACCGAGAGCACTATTCGAGTATGGAGCGGTTTCTTACCAAGGGTGGATAATAATGCGGACTTGCGCAAGTTATGCCCTGCAGTAGTAGTACGTCCGTACTCTGTTAATGATGCAGATAGTTCGACTGTAGGGATTACAGTATTGGTTACTACATTTGACGAGGCCTTAACAAAAGGCCATGTCGGACTATATCACCTCTTAGAGGTAGTGCGTGAGCGGTTACTATCTGATAATCCTGTCGCACTTAAATATGAAATTAAGGAGAATACAGTTAATACAACAATTCCTGATGATCAACCATATCCTCAATGGGTTGGATATCTTGAATTCGAAGTGTATATTCCTGTTATTCGTAGAAATCTAAATAAGATATTTACGGATAATAAAGTAATTGAATAGGAGACAACGATGAACCCTGTTGTATATGTTGGGCCTTCGTTCCGCAGTAGCCGGCTAAATCAATTCATGGTATTTAGCGACGGTGCACCACTGCCGGAAGCGGAAGACCCTATTTTTATGCATTTATTCGTGCCTTTAGATGAACTCAATCAAGCAATGATTGATGTGAGAACACAAGGCACACAATTAAATGTATTCTATGTAAACGCATTGAAGAATTATAAAGGAGTGAAGTAAATGGCCTTTTATCATGGCGTCAAAACAAGTGAGCAAGCTACCTCTGTAATTGCTCCTGTCCAAACTACTGCCGGCCTTCCAATTGTGTTCGGTACTGCACCAGTACACCTTACAGAAGACCCTAGCGCAGTAGTTAATAAGCCAATAATCTGTTACAGCTGGGAAGAAGCTGTTCAACAACTTGGCTATTCTGAAGATTGGACACATTTTACATTGTGTGAAGCAATGTATGCGCAATTTAAGTTATATGGTGTAGCTCCAATCGTATTTGTTAACGTATTGGATCCTACAAAGCATAAGAAATCCACTACAACAACTGCTACATTGGCAGAAAAGAAATGCATTGTAAAAGCAGCAGTATTGCTTAATACTTTGCAAGTATCTAGCGGTGGTCAAACAGGTGTGGCCAACACAGACTATACAGCTGCATTTGATGACAAGAATCAATTAATCATCTCTGTTATAAAAGGTGGCAAATTCGATTCCGCAACTACATTGAACCTCACATACGATGAACTTGATGTAGAAAACTTTGATTATAAAAACGTAATCGGCGGTGTGGATAGTAACGAAAAAGCAACAGGTTTTGAATTAATTGATACAATCTATCATCATTTTGGCATTGTACCTGGTCTAATTGCTGCACCTGGATTTTCTCAAAATCCTACAGTCGCTTCTGTAATGAAAGCAAAATCTCGTGTTATCAATAACTTATTTGGTGCGACTACTTTGGTAGATATTGATACTACACAAGTTGTTAAATACACAGATGCTTACGAATGGAAGAAAGGGAATAGCTATACTGGTGAATCTGAAGTCGTATGTTGGCCAATGGTTCGCAATGGCGATTACATGTTCCATATGTCTACACACATCATGGGTATTATTGGCAAATGCGATGCATCCAATAGCGATATTCCTACATTATCACCTTCAAATAAATCTATGAACATTACAGGCTTGTGCTTAGCTAATGGTAAGGAAGTAATGCTTACTCACTCCCAAGCCAACTTATTAAACTCTCAAGGTATTATGACAGCCGTTAATATTAATGGTTGGGTATCTTGGGGCAACTATACAGGTGCGTATCCTGGCACGACTGATGTTAAGGATACATTTATTTGTGTACGTCGTTTCAATGATTGGGATGACCAAACATTCATCTTAACGTATTGGCAAAAAGTAGATATGCCTATCTTGCCACGTAACATCAAGACAATTCTTGATAGTGAAACAATCCGTCTTAACGGCCTTACTTCTCGTGGCTTTATCTTGGGCGGTCGTATTGAATTTAAAGAAGCAGAAAACCCTACAACAGATTTGTTGAATGGTATTATTCGTTTCCACAAATTCCGTACACCTCCAATTCCAGCGCAAGAAATTGAAAGCATTTCTGAATACGATGTGTCCTATTTCAAAACGCTATTTCAAACAGTATAGAAAGGGGTAATAAATCATGGCATCTATCAATCAAGTACCGGAAGTACTTAATGACTTTCGTGTATATGAAGAAGGTTCTGACAACTGTTTAGGTGTTGCCAAAGTGGAATTACCTAGTGAATCTGTAATGACTCAAACTGTAAAAGGTGTTGGTATTGCAGGCGAAGTAGAAGCGCCAGTTATTGGCCACTACTCATCTATGGAAACTAAACTTACATGGAACACTCCAACAGAAACTACACACCGCCTTACAGGTGGCCGTGGCGTACGCTTAGAAGTACGTGGTGCTATCCAATGTTGGGATAGTGGTAAAGATAAATATGTAATCGTGCCTACACGCGCCGTTATTCGTGGCCGTGCTAAATCTAAAGAAAATGGCACTTATGAATCTGGCAATACTATCGATGCAACGAACACAATCGAAACTACATACTTGAAACTAGAACAAGATGGCAAGGTAGTTCGTGAAATCGATAAATACGCCTATAAAGATTCTATTTCTGATGGCACTGACTTCCTTGGCGATGTTCGTGCTGCACTCGGTATTTAGTCTGTAGAAAGGACGATCACTAATGAGTAAACATAACACTATGAACGAAACACATGAACAAACGGGTATTGAATTAGTAAAAGCTGGCCATTCCTTACAATTTGAAGGAATCAGTGGGTACACATTAATTAAATGCGAAAAGTCTGCTAAGAATGAAGATAGAACTATTACAGTTCCAGCATTATCTATGACATATCAAGCACATGTAGCAGCTGCTGCATGCGGTTGTAAAGTAGATGATATTTATAGCCTTCCGGCTGCCGATTTCACTAGAGTGTGCTTAGAGGTACAGAATTTTTTGCTCAATTCCGAAAAATAACAGACCTAGAACGGTATTTCACAGAGTGTGCAATTACGTGTAGCAAATATATTAGTACACCGATGGATTACTTCATTCGAGAGCTAGACGTGGATGAGTTCATAGTCCACGTTCAGCTCATTAGTGATGGTATCGAGCGCGAGAATAAAGCAATGAAAGGGAGAAAATAATGGACAATAAAGTCTTAGAAATGGCGATTGCCATTAAAGGTAAACTCGATGGCGGGTTATCCTCCTCCGTATCAAAAGCGTCTCAGGAACTCAACAAATTATCAAATGCAATCAAAGACCAACAGGCACAATATAGAAAACTACAGGCCATATCGCAAAAGACTGGTAACGCTAGTGACAGGAATGCAGTAATTGCAGCTGAGCAAAAGCTAAATTCTATGCTACAAAGACAGGCCCAGTTGCGGTCTAATATTGCAAGTCAGACAGCACATCAAAACGCAATCAGTAAAATGGGTGGTGCAAGTCCTTTAGCAGGTGCTGCATCAGCTGCGCAAGGTGCTAGTGCTGCGGTAAGTGGCATTACAGGTAAGATTGCAAGTTTTGCTATGGTTGCCGCCGGTGGGTTTGGTATTGGTGCCATTATAGATAATGTAGTTAATGCCGGTGAAGCACTCTATCAATTGTCCAATAAACTACATATGACAACTGCTGAAACATCGCAATTTAAGAAGATTATGACGTTAAGTGGTGTCGATGTAGAAGCGGCGGCTAAGTCATTCGCTAAAATGGATAAGACTTTAGCCGGTGGCGGTAAAAGTGCGGAAGCATTGCAAGGATACCTCAGTCAATTTGGTGTATCCTTGACCGATGCCAATGGCAAGTTATTGCCTATGAATCAACAGTTGGATGCAATGGCTAAAGGCTACCAAAATGCAGTGGCACAAGGCCGTGGACAAGAATTCATGCTTGAAACATTAGGTGCTAAAGGCATGGAGCTTACTAAAGTTTTTGAAAATTACGCAGATGCACAAGCGGCCGCGTCACAAATTAAAGGTGTTGGTATAGATCCTAAATCACTCCATGAAATATGGTTACAAATGAACATTTTGAAAGCAGAAGCTACGCAAGTTGCATTAGGCTTGGCACAGGCATTTATACCAATTGCTCAGCAAATATTACCGGCACTGATACCGGTATTACAAGCTGTTGTAACTTTCATGAAGGATAATAAGGAAGCTATTGCCGCCGTAGTCACTAATGGCTTGAAATTGGCATTACTATATGGCACGGCTACTAAGTTGGCATCAGGTATTACTACAATTACCACGGCATTTAAAGGTGTAGAAACGGCAATGGGTGCGTTTAAAGCAGCGGGTGCATTAATAGGTGGGCCTTGGGTAATTGCTATTATGGCGATTATTGCAGTGATATACCTATTAGTAACTAACTGGGATACTATTTGTGCTACATTAACATCTGTTTGGGATAGTGTATGTTCTGGATTGAGTTCAATATGGGATAGCGTGTGTTCTGCTTTAAGTTCCGCATGGAGTGCCATTATATCTGGTATTATGACAGTAATTAATGGGTTTTTATCATTAGGCCTTAGCGTATTTAATGCGTTGAAAGCGGCAATAATTGCCTATGTAAATCTATGGTTAAATTTACCAACATATATTGGTATGGCTGTAGGATTTATTATAGGTATTATTATGCGATTGCCTGAGATTGCGGTACAAGTTGGTACTGCTGTTATATCTGCCGTGGTATCATTCGCCACTGAATGTTATAACTTTGCAGTCACTACCTTTAGTGCCATGGTCGATGATATTTATAACTTCTTAATCAATTTACCTATGTACATGATCACTTTGGGCGCTGAATTCGTAGCGGCGGTTATTTTGTTTGCCTCTGAGGCATATGCTACAGCTACATCGTGGATTAGTAGTTTGGTTAATGATGTTATTAATTTCATTATGAATTTACCAAGTGCATGTGCTGATGCGGGAGTCGGTTTCGTAGCTGCCGCAGGCCAATGGGCAAGTGATGCATATAATGCAGTAATGGATTGGATTAAACAAATTCCTAGTGCTGTATCTAATGCAATTGCTGGTGCATGGGATAGTATTAAGGCTCAATTTAGTGGTGGATTTACTGTAGGTGTTCAAGCTGCAGGCGGTAATGCGTATGCTAATGGTGGTGTTATTACATCTCCGGAAGTTGCATTGATTGGGGAGGCTGGATATCCTGAAGTAATTGTACCTATTGATGGTAGTGCAAATGCTATGAATTTATGGCAAACGGCCGGACGGATGTTAGGTGTGAGTGGTGCGCAGTCAGCTGTAGCACCTACTGTATCATTAGCACCTAGCGTACCTGTAACATCCTCATCTAGTAATAGTGGTGCACCTGTACAAATTACATTCGCACCAGTTATTAACGCTGGTAATGGTTCTTCAACAGATGATATTATGTCAGCATTAGACGCTAAAATGCGTGAATTTGAACAAATGATGCGTAGCTATACCGCCGGACAACGGAGGTTGAGTTATGACTAACTATACAACAATACAAGGGGATATGTGGGATTTAATCGCTTATAAAGTGTACGGTAATGAACGATACATCAATCTATTGTTAGAAGCCAATCAAAAGCACCGTAATACGGCGATATTTTCCGCTGGTGTTGTGTTGACATGCCCAGATGTCCCTGCTGATTCCTTACCTGAATTCTTACCACCATGGAGGCGATAGTATATGAGCTTACAAAAAAGCCTAGCTAAGGTCCAAAAATGGAAGAAAGACTTAACACCACAAACGAAATTAGCACGGCGGGCATGGTGTACGATTGGGTACCAACATTGGGGGAGTAAGGAGTCAAAGGACATCACAGACGATATTAGTAAGTACCTTCTTGATGTAACTTTCACAGATAACCTTTCAGGGACTGTAGATGATGTGTCCATCTCATTAGAGGATAGGGGCCGTCTATGGGTCGGTGATTGGTATCCTGTGAAAGGATCATTACTAGAAGTCGCTATTAATACCGTAGCATGGGAGAAATTAGGGGATGAACAATTTACATTACCAATCGGCAAATTTGAAATTGATGAATTCGAGGGAAGTAGCCTTCCTGATGTAGTCAAAATCAAAGGTGTCGCTATTATCGGTAGTACTGACTTACGGGAGAAAAAGAAAGACAAATCGTGGAAAGCCACAACGCTGAAAGTGATTGCTACCGAAAAGGCAAAAGATAATAAGTTAAAGCTAGTATGGGATGCTGATTTTGACCCACCGTTAAAAGATGCCTCTCAAAGTGCTGAATCAGACCTCGCATTCTTGCAGAAACTATGCAATGATGCGGGGTTTTCTCTTAAAGTATCCACTGAACAGTTGATTATATTCGATGATTACAAATACGAAAATGTGAAGCCTAAAGTTATAATTCGTAGACCAGGTGGCAAGTATCAACCTGTACAGACTAAAGAAGGTGAACAACCGCCTTTGATTATTACTAGGGCGTTATCTTATTCATATAAAAGTAAAACTCGTGAGGTATATCGTGCATGTCATGTGAAATACACCAATAAGGATAAGAAAACTGTGATTGAGGATACGTTTGAAGATCCTGACCGTAAGGGCCATACGTACCTTGCTGTATTAGAGGTTAATGAGCAGGTAAAAGACAAAGCAGAGGCAAAGAGATTGGCTAAAAAGAAGCTAAGAGAAGCCAACAAGGAAGCCGATACAATGTCTTTTAGTTTCCCTGGTAATCCTCTTATTATGGCATCGGTTACGGTTAAACTCGAAGGATTTGGGGTATTCGATGGTAATTATTTAATTACGAAAGCAACGCATACACTAGGGGCCAATTATTCAACGTCGATTGATGTAAGGAGGTGTTTAAATGGCTACTGATATATTATCTGCATTAGCAGATATGATATTCATTGGAAATGTTTCAAGTACAATTCCTGAAGAAGGTAAAGCCGTTGTTACGCGCCTTGATAGAGAAGGTGTTGTTACGGCGCCATTATCTGTCATTAATCGAGGTGCAGCACATGATAAGGACTATTGGATGCCGGCTATTGATGACCAGGTATTGTGTATTATGTTACCTAATCGGTCCGGTCGTGGTTTTTCTGATGGATTCATTATTGGCACATTCTTTAGTAGTGCGGATCCAACTCCAGATGGTGCGGATAATGGTAAACGTGTGCTCACTGTTCCTGGAGATATGACTATTAGTGTTGGTGGCACGCTATCTATCAATTCAAGTGGTGGCGATGTGGTGGTCAATGGTATTTCCTTAGTTCATCATGTGCATGGTGGTGTAGAGTCTGGCGGTTCTACAACATCAGGGCCAGTTTAGGAGGTATAGATGTATATCGGTTATTTAGCGGATATAGTATTCTATACCGCATTAGACAATGTGCTTACTGTATCTGATGTAACGCGTTCAGGCAGTGCTAGATGGGAAAAGCATAATTTGATGCTAGAAAAGCCGGTTAAACAATTTAGTGGGCCGGATGTAGAACAAATAACATGTAAAATTCTTATTTCTTCATCGCTTGGACAATCTCCAGATAGTACTGTTAAGAAGTTACGAAATTATCGAGATACAGGAGCTGTATTGCCATTTATTATCGGTGGTAAGCCTGTTAGTCAAAACTACTTTGTCATCATGTCTATAAGCGAAGATAGTCTATTTACGGATGCATATGGGAAGACCCAATCTATTGAAGTATCGCTAACTCTTGAGGAATACCCAGACAAGAACACTGTAGAAGAAAAGTCCATGCTTAATCAATATGGTCAGAAGTTCAATAAAGTTAATACGATATTGAGGAGGTTTTAGCCATGTCAGCAACGTATGAAATTAAACCAGTTACGGACAATAGGATATCGCTAATACCTGAAAGTGAAGTCGCTGAGATTTTGCAGAATGTGCAAACGATTATTTCTACTGTTCGTGGTAGTGTGCCACTAGATAGGGAGTTTGGTATTGATGGTCGCATTATTGATATGCCTATTCATCAAGCACAAGCGCATCTATCTAATGACATATTCCAACAAATTAAACGGTACGAACCACGTGCCAAAATTAGTGATATATCATTTACCGCCACACAAAATGGGGCGTTGATTCCGAAAGTGATGGTGACTGTATGAGATTATCTGATTTACCTAATGTTGAATTTTTTAATACTGATAAAGAATACGTTCAACAGAAGGTATTTGATATTTACACAACAATAACAGGGCGAACCTTGGGAGAGGGCGACCCTGTTACTTTATTTTTAAATGTAATTTCGGAAATTATTATCCGATTATTGAATGATGCAAATTATGCAGCTAAACAAAATCTATTAGCCTATGCAGAAGGTGATAACTTGGACCACGTTGGAGCGGTTCCTGCTGCCGTTGAGCGACTACAGGCAACAAAAGCGACTACGACTATCCAAGCTACATTGTCAGCAGTGCGTACGAATTCTGTTATTATTCCAAAAGGTACAAGAATATCCACAGAAGGTGGCGAATATTTTGCTACTGTTGAGGATTTGGTAATTCTACCAGGTCAACTCAATGGATCCATAAAAGCAGAAGCACAACGTAGAGGCGCGCAAGGTAATGGGTTTAAACCAGGTGAAATAAGTACAATTATTGACCCTATAGCGTATGTGGATACGATGAGTAACACTACATTATCTGAAGGTGGTTCCGATACAGAAGATGATGAAGCCTATCGTGAACGTATTCATGAGGCTCCTGAATCATTCTCCGTGGCAGGTCCTGAAGGTGCCTATGAGTATTTTACAAAATCTGCATCACACCTCGTGGCCGATGTAGGTGTATCCTCTCCACATCCTGGGGAAGTTAATATCTATCCATTACTATCTGGCGGTGGTATTCCAGGGCAAGAATTACTTAAGACTATTACGGATTATTTGTCTGATAAGAAACGTAGACCGTTAACAGATAAGTTAACTGTATTAGCCCCTACTACTACGCAATATAACATCGATGCTAAGTACTACATTGAAAAAGGCGCCGATGCAACAGTAGTAAAAGCTAAGGCAGATAAAGCCGTCAATGACTATGTAATTTGGCAAAAATCTAAATTAGGCCGTGATATAGTGCCTAGTCGACTGGTGCAAATGCTCATGGATGTATCTGGTATTAAACGCGTTGAAGTGACTGCTCCTGTATTTACTCAGATTGCAGAACAAAGCGGTGTGGCAGTAGCTAATACAATCGCCGTAGTATTTGCAGGAAGCGAGGAAGAATGATACGTGATAGTAAGTATACAAGCGCAGAACATCTTCCCTCCTCAATCGATAGGGAGCCAATTAAAGCCCTTGCTAAAACGTGGGATGATACGCTAGCCGAATTAATGAATACAAATACGCTGCTATTGTGGTCATCTATTGATACTGAATCAGAGAGTGTCATTGATCATTTAGCGTATCAATTACATGTAGATGATTACGATAGTGGATTACCAATAGCAACTAAGCGTGAGTTGGTGAAGAATTCAATTGATATTCACCGCCATAAAGGTACACCATACGCAGTCGAAAAGGCTGTGCAGACTATATATTCTGATTCGAAAATTGCAGAATGGTTCGAATATGGTGGTAAGCCTTATTATTTCAAGGTCTCACTTATTACGGCACCATTAACTGGTAAATCGGACATTGCTAAGCTTGTGCGTGCTATCAATACGGCCAAGAATGTACGATCCTGGTTAGATGGTATTGAATTCATTCGACGAATTAACTTCAATAAGTATTTTGCCGGATGGTGCGGTGTGTCTAAAAAGGTGAATATCAAGTGTGATTTTACGAATGTATGGCGCATTAATTTGAATACACATGTAACGTCGTACACTGTTGAATCAAAGAAAACGAAGATTAATGTAGCGCTAGATAATAGCGTTAGATAGGAGGAATATATGGCAGAATGGTCAAATGCAACCATGACGGATGTTGGTGCTAATTTGCAAGCAAAAGTAAATGCAGGCAAGACTAAACTGACATTTACGAAAATCAAAGTCGGTAGTGGTATTAATGCAACGAATCCATTGGCATTAACTGATGTAATCTCCTCTAAATGGGAGACTACTAATTTCGTAGTTAAACAAGAAGGTAAAATTGTAAGCGTAGATACCTTTATAACTAATACTGGTATACATGAAGCTTTCCGAATGTCTGAAATTGGGTTATTTGCACAAGATCCTGATAAAGGCGAAATATTGTATGCATACCTTACGGACCCTGAACCGGACAGAATGCCGGCAGAAGGCGGTTCGGTAGTTGTATCTCAAGAATTAACCATCGGAATGGTATTTAGTAATACGGGGAATGTATCGCTAACTGTTAACATGGGCGCGTTGGTAACACATGAGCAGTTAACAGAAGCAGTTAAACAACATAATGATGATGCAAATGCACATGGTGGGTTACTTCAGAATTTAAAGACTCAATTATCCACTCATAATACTGATGTTTTATCTCATCCAGCGATTACGAATATGATTGCAAGAATCCTTGGTGCGACTAACTGGCAAGAAAATCCAGTTGCTACATTGAAGGATATAAAAAATCTTCTTGGAATGGGCGGCATCGTGGCCCAAAGGCTTGAGGAGAATGGATTTGTTAAATTTGCCAATGGATTCACTATCCAATGGGGACAATTCAAAGAAAATCAAACGACTGTATCCTATCTAATTTCTTACATAGAAATATTTGGCACTGTAACTATGATGAAAGATGAGCCTAAACGCTTATATGAAGCTAGTGTTCGAGCAAATAACATTACCGTTACTGGATTTGAATTACACAGCGGTTTTGTTGGTAATCATATTGTAAAAGCTATAAACAATGGTTTTTGGATAAACATAGGTCGTTCATAACCAATGGGGAGGTAAGAAGAATATTTCAATTGGAGATGGATACAATTACGATGTAATATTTCCTACTGCATATACTAGTATATGCTTTGGAGTTTTCCCTGTATTAAAACGTAATAGTGTGGAAGGAGGAAATTATACAATCTACTATACAAATGAATCCAACACGGGGTGTAAATTAATTACTGATGAAAGTAAGTCTAGCGGTACAGCCCAAGGATTTGCTTATTTTACTTTCGGTTACTAATTAGCCAATGGGGAAGTATATTAGATAAAAAACATAGCAACAGGATTATTTCTGTTTCACTATTACTCCCATTTGTTGGTAAGTATATTGTTGTGACTACAGGTGAATCTAACGATACGAATTGGAATGACGCATTAGATCACCCATGTACTATAACTCTTAAAACATCAACATCATTTAAAGTGCAAACAGATGATTATACAACAGGTATTAGCTGGATAGGAGTAGGAAAATGTTAGCCAATGGGGATACAAGAAAAATGTAACTGCGTATGACGGATTAACCTATCCTGTTACTTTTCCTACATTATTTAACAATAAATGTCTCGGTATCTGGACGTCTATTGAACATAATGTTGCAGTGGGTGGTAATGAGGTTTTTTATTTTACAAATAAAAGTAACGTGGGATTTACTTTGGTCGCTGATGCAAGCCACGCACAATATACAGTTAATGGGGTAGTATATTTAGCTGTTGGTTATTAGGAGGAAATACCAAACGAAAATACGCTGCATTTGACATCTGGATATACAAAAGCATCATCATTTTCAAGACGAATTCTAAAATTTAATAAGGTATATTCTAGTATTAAATTCCAATTCTTACGTGGTATATTTTGGTACTCCGCCTTAGCGAAAAAGCAGGCAGAATAAGGAAGTATCCAACTATGCAGCTGTCCATCTTCGCCGCTTACTCCCCATTGGTTCTATGGCAATAATTCAATGGCCTTGCGTAACTCACGCAATTCCTTATGTGTATAAACTTTTGTAGTTATATCACCATGTTTATGCCCAAGAATAGCACGAATAGCAGTAGGTGATGCACCATACTTATCTAGTAGAGTAGCTAATGTATGACGACAATCATGAGTTGAATGGGAACAGTTGATAACAGTCATTACTGATTTAAACTGCTTGCTAAATTGAGCATAAGAAACAGGTAATATTTTATCTGATGTATTGTGATATAAGGTTGTAACTATTGGCAATATTCGATTATGAATAGGGATTAGACGATTACGGCCAGCCTCAGTTTTGGATTGACGAATTATAAGGCATCTAGTTCGGAGGTTAATATCGTTCTTGCGTAATGATAACAATTCGCCACATCGCATTCCTGTATATAGGAGCATTAAAATGCCATATGTATCGGCAGTATCAAGACACCACAATCGGTTAATTTGTTGACGAGTGAATGGCTTATGGGGATACACGCTAACATCATGGCCAAGGTTTAGGAAGGGAGTGTAATCCTTAATATCAATATCATTAACAATTGCATATTTCGATAATAATGAAAGTAATGTGCGGACCTTTTTGGCAGATGCATAAGAAAGGCCCTTATCTCTCATGTTATCAATAACGCATTGCATATCAGAGTATTTGATTAAGTTAATAGGCATATTAGCAATTGATTGAATATGATCATAGGCAATGCGATATGATTCAATGGCTGATTTACTCACAATCTCAATGCGAGTAGGCAGCCATTTTTCATACAAACTTTTAAACGTTTCGACACACGCACTTTTGCGGTGCATGCGAAGATACGCATTTCTTGGGTAGTGCTTAACAGTGCTATTCATTATTATGTCCTTTCATTAATTAGGAGGAATATATGAATAATTATATCCACGTACTTGATGCGAACGGCAAACGCATTACATCAATTGTAGATAATATGTTAGCACCTGTAGGTGAAGCAGCATTATTAGAACAAGCTAAAACTCAATATCCGGATGCAAATGAATACATATATGGTGATGATACTATGTTAGATGCATTTCTTGATGGTAAAGCATATGTTAATGGTGCATTTGTTGATATTCCTGTAGAGGTTCAAGAAAAGACAAAAGCTGAAAAGATAGCTGAAATTAAAGCTTACTATGATAAACGCTTTGAAACACTAGAACAAATGGTGCTACGTAGACGATTAATCAATGGTGATATTTCTGATTTACAAGAACAGTACAAGAAATTGAATATGGAAATGTTAGCAAAAATTAAGGCGGTGAAATAATAATGGAAGTAAAAAGCGATATTCCTGTAATGAAATTTTGTGAGTGGTGCTACTCAACATTAAACGAAGATGGAACTTGCCCTACAGAAGGGTGTATCCACAATGAATTAATGGAGTTAGACGAAAGCACAGAGGGTGAGTAATGTGGACATGGCAAATAGAACTGAATGATATTCTAACTACATTATCAATCGTAGCAATTATAGGCGGTGCAAGTTATCGCATTTTAATTGTGCCTATTCTGACACGTATCAGCGATGAACGGTTGCAAGATAACTTGATTTTTACTGAGAGAATGAACACGTTAAACGAAACGCTTTTAGAATTAAAGGAAGAAATCAAATTATCTAGGGTGCAACGTACAAAGGCTTATACGGAACACGTGAAATTAACAGCACGTGTTGATGGAATAGAAAATAGAGTTGATGAGTTAAGAGGTGATTTCCATGAATTTACCGCAAAATCTCATTAATTCAATCAAAAAATCATACCAATCTGTAAGGGTGGCTAACTTTCATCCTACAGGAATTCTTGCTACAAGGGTACTAGTACTAACCATGCTAGTACCTATTTTGTTGGTTGTAGTTGAGTATATTATGGTGTTCATTCAAGGGTATGTATCCGATGATATGAATAAGTTAATTAATGTGGGGATAAACATTATAGATCATATATTCATTCCGTCAGTATTAACCGCATTAGTTGGGTTTCTTGCCTTGTGGATAGATAAGGATGGAAATGGAATACCAGATAAATTAGAAGAGCCGCCTAAATTACCACCACTACCTAACATGACAGAAAGGAGTGATAAGAATGAAAAAAGGATTTGATATTTCAGCATGGCAAGAGAACGAAAATGGAACACCTTATTATGATGAGTGCCACATGCAACAAGCCAAAGAAGAAGGCAATGAATTTGTAATCATTAAATTAGGTGAAAACTACAACGTTGATGAATTCTTTGAACAACATATAAATGCAGCATTAAATGCAGGCCTTGAAGTTGGTACATATTATTTTAGCCATGCTTACGATGAGGCAACAGCAGTACAAGAGGCGGAATGGGTGATTAACACGCTCAATAGCTATGGATATACTGATTACCATATGCAAGCTGGTATTTGGTATGACTACGAGGAGCATCGCCAATTACGTAATATGATTAATGCTGGTGCTTTAACTAGCCAAGGAATGACTAATTGTATTAGTCGATTTGTAAACACATTATGGAGTGCAGGGTTTCAAAATGTAGGTGTGTATAGCGGATATTCTCTATTGTGGGATGAAACATATGCATATACTCAAATGCCAAGCGTTCCTGTATGGTGTGCACAATATGATTCACAATGTGATTATCCAAACATCAGAATATGGCAATATAGCGATTGCGGAATGGTAGCTGACAAAGAAGTTGATGTCAACTATATGTATGATTAGGAGGAAGTATGAATGACAAAATCAAAAACTTTATTCACGCTCATTACATCTCTGTTCCTATTTGTATTGTCCTTTGTATCATTGCCTGTATATGGTTCTACGCCGACAGAGCAAGTAATATTGACACGACAGGAATACAACGAGCTAATGATGAAGTTCGAAACGCTCAACAATACAATCAACGAGCAATTGAAGATAATAGACGAGTTAGAACAGCAATTGAACGTAGCACAGATGTCAACGAGCGAATCGAAACAAGAATTAATAGAATCGATGAACTTAATCAAAGAACAGAGGGAGCAATTACTAATAGCCAAGAATACATTAGAGCAGCAAGAGAAAACGCTATCAATGCAAAACGAATCGTTGGCGAAGGTGAACGCATACTTAGAAATGCAGATGAGAGAACTCAAAAGAATCAAGATGCAACAAAGGAACAGTAAAATACTAAACATATTATTAGGTGGAACAGTTGTTTATTTAGTTGCAAAAAATTGAGGTGATCCATAATCTCCTGAGCATGAGCAGGTGGACTCATGGATTGACTGTAATAATGCAAAAGACCTTACAAGGAATATGTCCTGGTAAGGTCTTTTTTTGTTTATAAGTAGTAATTGCGGAT